AAAGAAGGGATCTAATTATGTAGATTACAATAACATAGGTAAAGACAACAACGTTATAGATGATAACAATGTTGTTACTGTGTTGTACTTCAATTGGAAGTCTTGGGAAAATAATGTATACAAAATAAAAGAAACTTCTACTGGAGCTGAAAAAGCTATTGAGAAAGACGACTCTTTTGATCCGCCAAAGGACAAAAGAAATAGATTTCAAAAAGTAGCGCAGGCAAGAGAAGTTATATACGAAGGAGCTTTTATATTAGGCACAAAAGAACTGCTTAAATGGAATAAAGCCACGAATATGATTCGTCCATTATCTAATACCAATAAGGTAATGATGAATTATATAGCAAGCGCGCCAAGGTTATATAAAGGAAATATAAATTCTTTAGTTTCTAAAATGGCACCTTATGCTGACTTAGTACAGTTAACTCATTTAAAACTACAGCAAGCAATACAACGAATGACTCCGTCGGGTGTTTATTTAGACGCTGATGGGTTGGCTGAAATTGATCTTGGTAACGGCACAAGTTATAACCCGCAGGAGGCATTGAATATGTATTTCCAAACAGGTTCTATTATAGGCAGATCACAAACTGTTGATGGTGAAATGAATCCAGGTAAAGTTCCTATTCAAGAACTTCCAGGAGGAGGCGGGAACCAAGTGCAAATATTAATTGGAGCTTATAACCAATATATACAAATGATGCGCGATGTTACGGGCTTGAATGAGGCGCGTGACGGTTCTGACCCAGATCCAAAAGCTTTAGTCGGTGTACAAAAATTAGCAGCGGCTAATAGTAATACAGCTACAAGGCATATTTTAGGTAGCAGCATGTTTATTACAACAAGTCTTGCTGAGGCTATTTCTTTAAGATTTAAAGACGTATTAGAGTTCCACCCTACAAAAGAAGCTTTTATAGGCGCTTTAGGTAGATTTACAGTAGGATCGTTAGAGGAACTTAAAAACTTACACATGCACGACTTTGGTATATTCTTAGAACTGGAGCCTGATCAAGAAGAAAAACAATTATTAGAATCTAATATTCAAACAGCTTTAGCTCAACAAAGTATATTTTTAGAAGATGCTATTGATATTAGAGAGGTAAACAATACCAAGTTAGCAAATCAGCTTCTTAAGTTTAGAAGAATTAAAAAACAACAGACAGACCAAGCGCAAGCGCAAGCAGCTTCAGTTGCTCAAGCAGAAGCACAAGGCCAAGCTCAAGTTGTTGTGGAGCAAGCAAAAGCTCAAGCTGAACAAGTTAAAACAGAATCTAAGATTCAAGTTTCTAATGCAGAAAATGAACTGTCTATTAAAAAGATGGAAGTTGAGGCTAGAACAAAAAGAGAGTTAATGCAGTTTGAATATGATTTAAATGTGCAATTAAAACAGCTTGAATTGCAAGCTCAAAAAGAATTAGTGCAAACTCAAACAGAAACTCAAAAAGAAATAGCAAGAACTAAAATTAGTCCTTCAAAAATCACGGGGCCACCTGATACAGGTAAACCTAAAAAATCTTTTGAATCAAAAGGGAATGATGTTTTAGGCGGTTTTGACTTATCAAGATTTGAGCCTAGATAGATTATTTAAACTATTTTATTATATATAATTATGGAAGAAACAATTAAAGTAAACGCTGTTGAAGACAGCATGCCAGCCCCTACAGCTCAAGAAAAAGAGGCTGCTGTATTAGAGCAGGCAATTGAAAATGGCTCTGTGGATGAATCCTACGGGCTTCAGTCTGATGGAGTATACAAAGTTAATTTAGATAAACCACCAACAAAAGAAGAAGATGCCGTTCAAGAGCAAGAAACAGAGAGCGTATCTATGGGCGATGGAGCCGAAGATAGCCCGGAAATGGACAAACAAGTACGGGAGCAAGATACAGAAGAGCAAGCCGAAAAAGAAGAAGAAGAAGAAGTAGTTGATAATTCACCGTTAGAGTTAGTAACCGAAAATGATGAAAAATTAGATACTGAAGAAGAACAACCGGCTATTGAAAAACAACAAGAAGTTCAAGAATCAGCACCTCAAATGGAGCTGCCTGAGAATATTGAAAAGCTTGTTAAATTCATGGAAGAAACAGGCGGTTCTGTTGAAGACTATGTAAGTCTGAACAGAGATGTTTCCACAATGGACAACACCGCTTTGTTAAGAGAATACTATAAAAAAACAAAACCTCATTTAGACTCAGATGATGTTGATTTTTTATTCAACAAAAACTTTGCCTATGATGAAGACTCTGACGATCCGTCAGAAATTAAGGCTAAACAATTAGCTTTTAAAGAAGAACTATATAGTGCCCAAAACTATTTTAATGATGCAAAGAAGCAATATTATGCTGATCTTAAGTTAAGAAAGCAAGAAAGTGTTGCACCAGAGTACATTGAAGCTATGGAATACTATAAAAGTTTTAAGCAACAATCAGAAGAACACGATGCGCTTAAAAATGAGTTTATTGAAAAAACAAATAAAGTTTTTAACGACAATTTCAAAGGTTTTGATTTTAATGTTGGAGAAAACAAATATCGTTTTAAAGTTGATAACTCTGAAAAAGTAAAAACGTATCAATCTGATATTACTAATTTTATTAATGAATTTATTGGTGATGATGGCAACATTTCTGATGCCACAGGCTATCACAAAGCCTTATTCGCCGCTAAAAATGCAGATAAGATTGCTAATCACTTTTACGAGCAAGGCCGTGCCGACTCAATAAAAGACGCTGCTAAAAAATCTAAAAACATTAATATGGACCCTAGGGTAGATAACTCTACCATTAAAACGGATCATGGTGATAAAATTAGGGTAGTATCAGGCAATTCGTCTGACAAGTTGCGCATTAAATGGAATAAATAACACAACTTAAAATCAAAACAAATGGCTTTTACTAGTGGCATTCCTGCCGCCTTACAACCAACCCAGTCTAAAACACTATATGCTGGGAACTACATTGACTTCACTGCTGCTGCACACGATCAATGGACACAACAATTTTTACCCGATGTATACGAAAAAGAAGTAGAACGCTACGGAAATCGTTCAATCGGATCATTTTTACGTATGGTATCTGCAGAGATGCCTTCAACTTCAGATCAGATTATTTGGACTGAGCAAGGACGTTTACATACTCGCTACGCGAATGTACTTCCACAAGGTACTGCTGCTGCTTTACCTGCTGTTGGTGCTGCTGCTGTTATTGCAGCTGATGCTAACGCCGGTGGTCGTCTTAACTTTACTATTCCAGCTCAGCCAACAAGTGTTGGTCTTACTTCTGCTACAACCGGTAATTGTAACTTCAAAGTTGGTCAAACAGCTATGATCCAAGTTCAAACAAATGCTACTTCTGCCGTTGGTGGAACCGCTGCTGTTATTAAAGGTGTAGTAACATTAGTTGAAGATACTCGTTTTCAAATTAAAGCATACAAAGCTCATGCTGGTGTAACAGCTGCTCAACGAGTAACTGCATTAGTATATGGATCTGAATTTGCTAAAGGTACTGGAAACTTTACTGAAAAGCTAGATCCTAGCTACGCTACATTTACTAACGCTCCTATCATTATGAAAGAGCACTATTCAATTAACGGATCTGACACTGCTCAGATTGGATGGATTGAAGTGACTTCAGAAAATGGAGCTGATGGATACCTATGGTACCTAAAATCAGAGCACGAAAATCGTCTACGCTGGGAAGACTACGTAGAAATGGCCATGGTTGAAGGTGTTGAGAAAACTGCAGGAGGTGCTAATATTGCACTCGGAACATTTGGAGGTAGCTTAGCTGCACAAAATGCTCGCGGTACTCAAGGTTTCTTTGATGCTATTGAAGAAAGAGGTAATGTATATTCAGGATTTGGAGCGCAAGCTGCAGGTGGTGGAGCACTTACTGATTTTGACGCTGTACTTAAGCAACTAGACAAGCAAGGAGCAATTGAAGAAAACATGCTTTTCTTAAATCGTGATCTATCATTAGAAATTGATGATATTCTTGCTCAACAAAATGGTGGCTACGCTGGAGGTACTTCTTACGGAGTATTTAATAACAGCGAAGATATGGCTCTAACTCTTGGGTTTACTGGATACCGTCGTGGATCTTATGACTTTTACAAAACTGACTGGAAATACTTAAACGACTGGTCAACTCGTGGAGGTTTTGGAGATATCGAAGGTGTACTAGTGCCAGCGGGTACTTCTACAGTATATGATCAACAATTAGGAACAAACATTAAGCGTCCTTTCTTACACGTTCGTTACCGTTCTTCTGAAGCGGATAACCGCAAGATGAAATCTTGGGTAACAGGATCTGTAGGTGGAGCTCAAACAACTGATGTTGATGAAATGAGAATGCACTATCTTACTGAAAGATGTCTTATTACTCAAGCTGCCAATAACTTTGTATTATTCAAAGCATAATAGCAGTTTTTAATCATAGAATGCGGGCCCTTCGGGGCTCGTTATTCTTATTTTATATTATTTAATTATGGCTACAAAAGCACAAAAATCTCCAGTTGCAGAAAACGGCTGGGAAATAAAAGACCGGACATATATGCTAACTAACAATAGGGCGCCTATATCATGGACAATTCAAACAAAGCATACAGCAAGAAAACCTTTATTATACTTCGACGAAGAATCTGGTATTAATAAAGAAATACGTTACGCTACAAATCAACGCTCTTTATTTGTTGAAGATCAAGACGGTGCGGCAACACTTGCTCATATTGTTTTTCTTGACGGGGTATTATATGCTCCTAAGGAACAACAAAATTTGCAAAAGTTATTATCTTTATATCATCCTGAGCGTAATTCGTTATGGATGGAAGTTGACGAAGTTCAAGAAGCAGAAGATGAGATTGATATGCTAGAATTAGAGCTAGAAGCTTTAAACATGTGTAACGAAATTGATATTGAACATTTAGAAGCTATCATGAGAACAGAAATGGGATCTACGGTTTCTAAGTTATCTTCTAAAGAATTAAAACGGGATGCTTATAGATTTGCAAAGCATAATCCTATTTTATTTTTAGAACTAACTCAAGATGAAGATATAAAATTAAGAAATTTAGCTAACCGAGCTGTTGAAGTAGGTATATTGCAATTAACAGACGATAATACTGTTTTTAAATTTGCTAATGGCAAAAAAGTTTTAACAGTACCGTTTGAGCAACATCCTTATGCTGCTTTAGCTCAATACTTTAAAACTGATGAAGGCGTAGACTTAATGAAGTCTATTACTAAAAAGCTTTCATAAATACCAGGTGTAGAGCGAGAAATCAGCTCTATACCATCTAACAAAAACAAATATAAATGGTAAATATAGATAATGTCTATAACACTGTATTAGTTATAACTAATAAAGACAATCGCGGATATATAACACCAGAGGAGTTTAACAGATTAGCCAATCAAGCTCAAAATGAAATATTTGAAAGCTATTTTAGAAAACAATCAGGCTATGAGTTAAGCGCTAATATAACCAGTGACTTTGCTGATCCTGTATTAAATACGTCTGAGAAAATTAACGAGTTTTATAACACTTCAGACTTAACCCTTAATAATGGTGTTTTTGAATACCCCTCTGACTTTTATAGACTAGGAGTGGTGGCTGTCGATAGTAAAATAGCAGACTTTGCTCATCATTCCGATATAAAATATATTAACCAATCACCCTTAACCGCACCTGTTAAAAGTCAAGCGGTATATACTCTTGCTAATGGAGGTATTAAAGTATTTCCTAGTAGTATACAAACTGGTGTTAGTGTGGATTATTTGAAAAAACCTAATAAACCTAAATGGGGATACGTAATGCCAACACCTACTCAAGTTAGTGCGGGTGTGCCTAATAAGCCTATTTATGATTCAACCATTTTTGACCCCAATACAGACAACTACAATACGCCTGCAAAATCTTATAACTTTGAATTGCACGCTTCTGAAGAGTATGATCTAATAGTAAGAATTTTAACATACGCTGGGGTGGTAATAAAACAAGCCGATATTGCAGGTTTTGCACAAGGCAGAGAACAACAAATCATAGCAACTGAACAATAATGGCAATATCAAGAAGACCTTTAGACGTAAACAATTACTCTGCTTTAGACGGAGGTACAGGATTGGCTATACCGGGTTATTACAGAAGAACAAATCTAAATGATATAATTAACAACTTCATGGTTGCTTATATTGGTGATGGTAAAGTTCTTACTAAAGTACCTAGATATGAAGTAGCTTTTTGGGCACAACGTTCTGTACAAGAATTTAGTTATGATGTTTTACATTCAGAAAAATCTATTGAAGTAGAACTTAGCCCTACAAAAAGTATATCTTTACCTTCTGATTACGTTAATTACGTTCGTGTAGAATATACAGATTCTAACGGTGTAATGCGTCCAATTTTACCTAGCAGAACTACAACTGCTAATAAAGCTATAGCCCAGGATCAAGATTATAAATATCTTTATGATCAAGATGGCAATATAGTATTTGAAGAAAGATCTGAAACTATAGATAAATACCAATCCGATGTAAAGCCCCTTGATATAGACCAGACTAGAGACTATTATAACGGTTACTTTGATAACGATAATTATCTTTATTATGGGCAAAGATATGGGTCTACGCCTGAATTTCAAAATATAAACGGCACTTTTGTTCTTGATACAGAAGCAGGCATTATTTACTTTGACTCAGCGTTTAAAGAGGGAAGCTATATAACATTTACTTACATATCCGACGGACTGGGCGACAATGGGGATTTCGACAACGTTTATGTTCCCAAGCTTGCTGAAGATGCTATTTATGCCTCTATATTATACAATCTATCAAAACTACGAGGTTCCGCAGCGGGAGTAGCAGCATTATACAAAAAAGAAGCTTCTTCTAAAATGAGAAACGCAAAAATAAGGTTGTCAAACATGAAACTTACAGAAATGACACAAATAATGCGTAATAAATCAAAATGGATTAAACACTAATAAATTTTATGCCAGAAATTAAAAGAACATTTAATCGCGGTATAATGAACCGTGATCTAGATGATAGATTAGTACCAGCCGGAACTTATCGAGAAGCTTTAAATATAAGCGTTGGTAAGTCTGAGAGTTCTGACATGGGAGCTATTGAAAATTTATTAGGCAATAAATTAGTAGGTGATACCGCAACCGCAAACAATAAGTGTATTGGCTCTTACAGAGATAACGGTTCTGAAAAAATATACTTTTACACTACCACGAATGATTCATATGATAATAGCAATAGCGGCACGCACGCTATCTATTCTTATGATCAAAAAGCAAAACAACTAAGAACTTTAGTATCAGGTGCTTCATTAAACTTCCATCAAAACTTTCCAATAACAGGAATAAACC